AATATTACGTTAGTAATATGTTTCTTTCTTTATATATATATTATATATATATATTATATTAAGCTTACTACGTACTAACAATATAAGGCTTAAAGTACCTTTTGTCAAGCTTTTTCTTAAAAAAAAGAAAAATAATTTTTTACTTGACTTATATTGTATATTGCCTTATATTATGTAGCAAGTGGGAAAATATAAGAAATCTGATGCTAGGAACAATTGTGCTAACTGGAACGCAGGAAAGTGTTTAGGGGCATTAATGTTCAGAAAGGACGACGTGTTGCATTGTAAAATAGATAAAGATATGTATGGTAAGGATTGTTTCATAGATAATGGTTGTGATTACTTTGATAAGATAGTGGTACCAGGGATGACCAAATGAGTGTTATAAACAAAAAAAACATTACACCGAAGAAAATAAAGTTTCTTGAAAAGATAATTGATGAAGTAAAATCAAAAGGAACGCCTGTCCGCGCAAGCGTGATGCCGCATAGCGTACCAGCTTGGGGATGGGGTAGAGATGAAAACAACGATAATAAGGAGAAAGAAGAATGCGAAAAATAAACATAGGTGGTCATGAGTATAAGGTAAAGTTCATGGATGGCGATAGAAAAGGCGAAGAAAACAAAATGCTCTTCGGAATGAACAATCCACGTACTTGTGAGATATTCTTAGATGAGAAGCTTGTTACATCAAGAAGGAACGAAACTTTCTTACATGAAGTAATTCACGTGATTCTCGTAAATACTGGCTCCCCACATGATGAAGGGCTTATCGAGAGTCTTGCGAATGGATTCCATCAACTAGGAGTAGGAGATTATCTATGGCGGAAAGTAAGCAAATAGTAAGATCAATAGAAAAAGCCTATCCAGAGATGATGGAAAGGTTTGGAACTATTACTAGAGAGCAATATGAATTGTTCTGCCGAAAGCAGTATGACTACGGTTGTGCGAATATAACGCTTGGTGGCGATTTGAATGATGATGAAGATAGAATGTTCGCACTTACTGCTTTGGTCATAAGAATGAATGACAAGGTGAATCGGCTTAAAAACATAATTGTAAAGCATAGAGGCGAAAATGCGGTACATGATGAAACATACATGGATGCTTTCAAGGATTTGTCGGTTTACGGAGTAATCGCGCAATTAGTCGCAGAAAAGGTATGGGGCAAATGAAAACATTGTTTCTCTATGTAGAATCATTATTCTTAAGATTAGTTATTTTTGTAATCAATCAAAGGAGAAAAAGAGTATGAGGTGGACTAAAGCTGAGATGAGTATAATAAGTCAATATGCAAGAACAATGAAAAGCGTTAAGGCTCTTTGTTCCGAATTGGATTCTGCTGGTTTTATGCGTACATATAAATCTGTTACTCGGAAAGTAGAATCTATGGGATGGTCTAGACCTACTGATGTAGCGGATATAGGCATTCTTCCTAAGATATTGATTTTTGACATAGAAACAACTCCTATGCCTGTATGGGTATGGGATTTTGGGAAGCAATATATTCCGCATACCAATATTGTAAGAGATAGGTCTGGTCATCAAAAATTTTGGTATGTCCTGTCTTGGGCTGCCAAATGGCTTTATGACGAAAATGTCTTGTCTGACGTTCTTACTCCAGAGGAAGCTGTTGCTAGGGACGATAAAAGAATATTGGATTCCGTATGGAAGTTGATTGATGAAGCTGATATTGTAGTTGCTCATAACGGTGATCGGTTTGATATAAGGAAACTCAATGCAAGATTCATACTTAATGACATGAATCCGCCATCTCCATATAAATCAATAGACACATTAAAGATTGCAAGAAAGGAATTTGCTTTTAGTTCTAATAAGCAAGACTTTCTTACTAAGACATTCGGTCTTTCGGAGAAATTAAAGACTGAGTTTCAATTGTGGATTGATTGCATGAATGGTGATAAAGAAAGATTAGCTGAAATGCTTAAGTACAATAAAAGAGATGTTATTGGACTGGAGCAGCTTTATCTTAAATTGAGACCATATATAAAGAATCATCCTAATCTTGGCATATTGATGGATAGCAATGTTTGTCCTTCCTGCGGAAGTAAGAATCTTAAACCGTCGGATGCTACATACTTTACAAGTTCTAATGAATTTCCTGTATACAGGTGTGGAGGATGTCATTCTCCGTTCATAAGAAGCAAATCTAGTATAGGCTCTGGCCCAACAGAATTAAGAAGTATTGCGAGGTAATGCTTGACAAAGGCGTATTTAAGGGTTATATTATAATATATGCTTGTTCGTAAAATAAAAAATGTCGAACACAGGGTATATGATAATGAGAATGAATTTCGCCAATACTGTCCTGATGAAACTATAGTACTGAATTGGAGGGATGGCACCAAAGGTAGCTGGGTTAAGACTGATGATGATAAAATATGCCAAGTTCTTAAAAGGGGCAAGCTAAAAATCAGTCAGTCTAAGGGAGTGTATAATTATTACGTCAGGACAGCTATTGGCTCTTTTGTTTGCAGAGACACTATGAAGATGGAAGGTGATCTTAGAAAGAATATGTATACTTTCGGAGATAGTGATGTTACATTGTATCAACAGAAGAAACATAGGAAGAAGGCTACTAGGCGTGAATTCTTGTTTGCTAAGTTTGTTGCGCAAGGTGATGGCATCGCAGAGGCATTTATAAAAGCCTTTCCTACCAATAATGAAGAATACGCAGATTATCAAGGGAAAATACTATTAAGCACAGAAAGGATTAAAAACTTGATAAGAGAAGAAGTTGACAAAGTCCTGCATGAGGCTGAGATTACGCCTCTGTATTTGCTTGAACAAATGAAAAAAATTGTTGATGCAAAGAAATCGCAGGATAAAGATAAGATTCAGGCTATTAAGGCTCTTATGCAAATTAGCGGAATGATGGATACGGAGAAGAGAACTGAATCATTAACCCTATTCCAAGGTTTTACAAAGGAGCAATTGGATGCTATCCAAGGCGGAGATTCGAAAAAGCTCATTGAAGCTTCGAGAGAAGTTAAGAAATAAGAAATGTATAGTTTGTGGATTTCCAATGTTGGAATACACATCTATATGGTATAACCTAACGGAAGATTATTTTTCCATAGAGTGTTGTGAATGTTTTTCGTCGTATGACGAGGACTTCGAAATACGAATGCCTGGAATAATATTTAATTGTGGAGAAGCATAAATGAAAACTGTTAAATTTGATCTAGTGCTAAAAGTGCATGATGATTTAAAAGAAGATGAATTAAAAAGTTCTTTAGAATATTATATGATAAATGATAATGCTGTTAGCGGACTGGTTTCTCAGGTTATTGGAGAGATTGATGCTCCAGAAAATTTTTCTATAATTTCAATGGAAATAAAGGAAAAAAGAAAGGTAAAGAAGAATGCCGTACAAAACAATGGGAAAAACGGTATACATCAAAAATGAAGCTTGCGGTATACGGAACTCTTCGTAATGGAAGTGAGGATACTGGAAGAATAGAAAATACTTCTCTTGTCTATCCTGGGCATCAAAGATTTCCTGCTGTGATACAGGATTATCAAGGTAAAGGTACTGTGGTAGAAGTTCACGATGTAACTAGCGAAGAGATGGCTCAGTATGATTTGTATGAAGGTCTTGCCATCGGTCTTTACGATAGGGTTAAAGTTAAAGTAAATATGGATAAAGGCGAAGAAGTGGAAGCTTGGGTATATGTTGCTGGCCCGCGCCTTCTTAAATTAGTAGATGTTTTTGAGGAGATTCCAAATGGAGACTGGAACAATAGAAAACTTTAATATAATTTCGAATAACTTGGATGAGAAAGAAAGAGTCCTTAATATGGTATCAAAGGACTTGGTTGCTTTTGGACAGCTTTTTCTTCCAGATGATTTTATGAAATCAAAGCCAGCGCCATTTCATCATCGTGTAGGCGAGTTTCTTTTAGATAATAAGATAAGAAGGCTTTGCGTTATATTACCTCGTGGTCATACCAAGTCTACTATGGCGAAAGCAGCTCTGCTTCACAGGATATATTTCAATCCTAAAGGAAAGAATGAATTTGCAGCTTGGGTATCTGAAGAACAGACACAGGCGATAGACCATTTAAAATACATTAAAACACATATAGAATTAAATCCTGCCTTGCATTATTACTTTGGTGATATAGCTGGAAGTAAATGGACGGAAAAAGAA